GGGGCATTCGTTGTCATTTACAATGCTCCTCTATTATTTCTTTCAACCATTCATTATCCAGACCAAACTGATCCTTTATCCTATTTAATATCCGATACTTCTCATCAGGATCCGTCTCAAGATGAAAGCTTCTGACAAATCCATTGATAAACATATCCATAGTTTCAGGTGTGTCTTTAAATAAATGATAATGTTTCTCATTTATATAAAAAATGTTCTGAGTATAACAGATAGGAATATACCCCATTTCTCTCGCTATAATATTAAAAACATGAAAAGATTCCTGTAAATCATGTATGTATCCATAATAATTAGGATCAAGAGGGTACCGATATGGATCACACTCCACAATAATCAGGTCCGGAAAAAACATATCAATACTGTAAAGTACTTCATAATCATTACCATCAATATCAATAGAAAGAACATTTGGTCTCATGAAATATGTATCGATGAGTCTATCCACACTATTATAATCACAATCAACTGCGGCATTCAGACATATAACTTTGGGGTTATCCTGATACCGCTTCTTGCATATATTATATAGAACAGCACTTGATTCAACCATAAAAGCTGACCAGCCATGATCTATAAGGTTCTTTGTATTACTTAAAGACATACCGTCTCCGGCGCCAAACTCCATACAGTACCCTTCTTCAAGGCCTATACGCTTACAGATCTCCTCTATAATGCCATCTTCACCTCGTTGACTGTAAACATTTTTATAGAAATCATTTAAATTTTCTGACATCTCATCTCCTTTGGTGACGGGTATTTCCCATCGACCATCTCTACGGGTATAGGGAAGAGATCGAAATTCCATACAGATTCCCAACCACAATCCGTGCATTTATATTTAACACCGTTTTCATCATCCGATATGAAACTACCAGAAGCAAATAACTCATTACCGCATTTAGAGCAGTATATAAATAGAGTCTGTTCCTTTGTCCATTCTACATCATACCAATCCAGATATTTTTCATTTTTCTCTTCAGTAGCGGCAGTTAAAGTGAGGTAACCAATCTCTAGACCAATCATATTCTTTAGGCATTTCTGAAGGACGTAAGCTCTCTGTAAGACTTTAACACAGCCTTTTAATCTTTGATACAACACGAATTTTCTAATGATTCGTGTCTTATGAAGGACTTTCCGGTGAATACCTGAACAAAAGTGATCTTTATTAAGTTTACCCATTATCTCCCTCCATTATTTTTAAATGGTGAATCATATTACCTTCGAGATCCCTAGCCTCACACTCAAAAGGGAATTTGAATCTGAAGGGGTCTTTTAAAAAAAAGACTGTTTCAGAATGAGTTTCTTCTTTATTAACTATCTCATATTTAGTCACGGCTACATTAGCATTCTGACCTTTTATCAAAACACCTTTGAATTTACGACTCTCATTCTGATCCGTTAATTCAATATTGACATCAACAGGAGGAAGACTTTCTGCCCCCAACACGGCTTTAAGAGTTCTATTGTCAAAAAGAGACATACTACCTAAAATAAAACCTGGATCATTAACAAACTTTAAATTATCATCCAGATAACTTACTTGCTTTAAAAAATCTGCTCTCACATCTTTATCATAAAAAGCACCTTTTCTTATTTCTCGTAGCTCTTTTTTCATCATGGAGAGTGTACGTACAATAGAATTAAAGCGAGACAAAGGCTTTACAGCACTACTAAGTGTTTTAAAAGAAGTTAATTTATACCCATGAATATCCCTCTGCTCATTACAGAATTCTACATAATGGACCTCACAGAACATCTTTTTAAAAGAGACCTTTTTACAACCCTCAACCTTACACTTTACACTTTTCCTTTCAGAAGGATCCACCTTTTTTCTTAAAGTTTTTCCATTTATATCAATAATGCCATGCCTGAAATTCATATAGTGTCTATGACAAAACCCTTTTGAAAAATGGCCCAGGGCATTAGGACCTTCATCACAGTTAGGTATCTTACATTTATAATATTTTGTTTTAGGAGGAGTTTCACCCAGTTGCTTTATTCTTTCTTCAATATGGGATTTAACAAAGACATCAAGATCTCTTAAAAGTATATGTTTCAGCAATGGAAAGTTCTTACACTGTTTTATAAAATCTATTTTAGACTCACTATTCTGATAATTCCATTTAGCTGGCAATCTCACAGCATTTTTTGGTTCTACTATTTTTATCTGTTCCCGTAGAGTCTCATCAATTGCACCTATCTCTCCTTTTGTGTATTGTATATAATGGTCTACACAGAAACCTTTCGCCACTACTTCTTTAGAGCATTTTTCAATTTTACATTCTTTAGGCATAGCACACCTTATAGTATGGGTATACTCTATAATACTCATTCCAGGCATTTCATTAAAGAATTATTTGAACTCTTTTAAAAAATCTTCCCATAATTCTGATTTAAGAGCTATTTGAAACAACTTCTCTTTTAGATGATAATAATGTCCACCTTTATTAAATATTCTTTTTAGTCGTGTCGCAGGTCTTCCGGTTAGCCTCTCATAAGCATAATAACTTAAAATTTGACCTTCCTGTTTACAAGTCTTTAAATAATCCTGTACATGCGCTACAGGTTTATGGGCCTGATATTGAGGCTCAAACCCGCATTTTTTTATGAATCCGTTCCAAGAACCAAATTCCCTCTCAATTGTAGAAATAGAAAATGGAAAACCAGAGGCACTTATAATATTTCGAGATAGACTTATGCCTTCTTTTGCTACCTCTTTTACATAAGAAATAGCTTTTTCTTGATCTTCTCCTGAAAAATCAATCCTTTTTCTATTTATTTTTCTCCGAACTTTAAAAGAAGATGGTTTATCAATCACCTCTTTAAATAAAATACCATAATCTTTTATAATATTATCATAAGAAACAGAAACTCTATTTTGAGACTTCTTAAACACAAAAATAGGCTCATACTTATCAGAAGAAAAATATGAAGGCATTCTTATCAAATATAATGATTCAAAAGAAAATATACTAGATAACTTTTCAAAGGTCTTGCGTTGTAACTCATATTTCCTTACATTTGCTATGTTAATAATAAAATAGCCTTCATCTTTTAATATTGTATTACAATTATCAATCATTTTATATAGAAAATTATTAATCCATAAGTTTATTTCCGGATATTTACGATAACTCTGAGTGTCCTCTTCTGAATATTTCTCAATATCAAAATAAGGAGGTGAACTAAAACAGACATCCACAACACCTATCTTACTATACCACCCTGAATCTTCAGAACAATAAGGATATAAATCGATTTCTTTTTCAGGGAAAAATTTCTTTAATCGCCTCGATAATTTCCTTAATCCAAAAAAAGTTTGTTGACAAGGGTCGGTACCTATGTATTTCCTAACCTTAGAAGAAGTCACAGCACCAACTAGCCGGCCACCATATCCGGCTGAATAATCAAAAATTGTACTATTTTCTGGACAATAAATGTCATAAATAGTCTTAGCTATTAAAGGTTTAAAATTATGTACCGTTGAACCATGTCTTAATTCAGACCTAATAGAGGCATCAGAAAGAATTTTTCTATACTTTAAAGTATTTCTTATAACTCTTTTAAATTTATGGCTATCTTCATAATTATTAAAGACACTTCTTTTCCCTCTCACTTTCACTGCCCACATATTAGGAAAATAAGAACTAGCTAATTCAGACCCTACCATATTTACTTTATTAAATACTTTAGTATCTAATACATCTCTTTTTATATCTATATTTTTTAATTTCTCTAATTCATCCGCAAATTCTTTAAAAGAACCAACTTTAAAATAAGGAAAACCTATATGACTATAATATTTTGCTATATTATTTACCCACTCCTCTTGTTCTGATGAAGAAATATCTCTCCATTTTAAAGAAGTATATTCTTTTATTTTTTCAGATAGGCCCCTTAAATCCTTTCTTATGGAGGAATAAGAGAATCTGTATTTATTCGGGACTTTATAAAAAAAACAGGGCTGAATAAATTGATTAATCAACTCAAAAAATTTATCTATATTGTGAAGCACAATTATGTTTACAGATTTCCTCTTTTTAACTTCAGTCTTAAGATCAAATATTTCATCTATAATTTCCGCAGCTCTACAAACATATTCATCGGGAGAGCCTGAACAAATATAAGGTATACCATCATCTGTCAGACCTCCATCATCAAAATACCAAATCGATAATATGAAAGGATCCATGCTATAAATAACACTTTCAGGTATTATCTTAACGGCTTTACCATTTAAACTAATATAAAATAAATCCCTATAATATGCCAATTCAGCACATCTTCTTGTATGAAAATCAACTAAATATGATTCCAAACCTAAGTCTGAAATCTGTGTATAAAAATACAAATCATCCTTAACTAAATCTCCAAATAAATTCTTTTTCCACTCTAAATAATCAATTTGTGCAAGAGAATGGCCTTCCTTATAATAATAACCTGATGTTCCTTGATAAACCCCTCCATCACCTAATAAGCCTCCTATGATTAATTTTTTCTGGATATCTGTTAAATCATAATGCAGTACATAAAAATCCTTTATATTAAGGTGATAACTTTGCATTAAGTTCTTTACACTATTAAAAGTACTATTATATTTTCTAGCTATCTTTTTTACACTTCTACAGAATATTAATTCTTCTTTTAATTCCTCTTTAGAAATTTCCGATAAATCCTTTATGCCGTTCTTATGATTAATAGCTACTCTTCGATCTATGCTTGTTGTGGTTTTTATCCCCGACTTCTTCCTCCTATAAGCGACACCTTCTCCTGTTAGACCAAATATAAAACCTATATCAACATCTGTCATTCCTTTACTATACATCTCTCTCAATATATCTTCTGTTAATCTTTTTTTCTTTTCTAAATTTTTACCTAAATACTCTATAATCACATCTTTTCTATTCTGACACCTTTTAGACGAAAAGCCATCCTTCTTTAAACGTAAAAGAATTGCGCTCTCCGTTAAACCTACAATACTGCCTATTTCCTTAGCAGGTCTTCCCAAGACAGTATAAAGATAAGATAAACTCTCTTTATTTAATTCTGAAAATCTATAGATATTATCCATTAGACACCTTTTAAATAGGTTTCTTAAAAATATAACCTAAAATATTAGTCATGTCAATATTTATTTTGAAATTATTTCAGGACTATCAGCCAATGACCCAAAAATTGTGGAGTCTATTTATACGAAGGAAATAAAATAAAAATGGGGATAAAAAAAGGTTAGGTAGACTTCTACCTAACCTTTCTATTTTCAATAAGTTATGTACTTATCGAGACAGTACCAGACGAGTAAGACCCAGAGGGTTGTGGCAACCGATACCAAGATTCTCAAAACATGAGAATCCAATTGTACGGTTACGGGGATCGTCGGCGGAGAGAACCGTGAGTTCGGTACGTACCGGGATACGGCCAAAAAATTCTGGCTCTGCACACACATAGATGTATCCTGTCGGAACTCTACGTGAGACGATTATCTGGGCTCCCCATACTGTGGCCATAAGACCGGTCTTCAGTAAGGTTGCCTGGCTTTCGATATCCAGAACATCCCTGCCCCATTTACGAATGTCACTGTAATCAAGAGCATTACAGAACACACGAGCAACACGAAGATCGTGACGCTCAATGGAAGCAAAGGCATCTGCCAGATCGGACGGTGTCAACGGAGCTGTCGCCGGTATATCAGCGTTTGTGGCGCCAATATTGTCGAAGCCGTTTGCCGCAACTGCATCCAGAACTTCAAAGACACGAGTGTCTTCCTCAGCCTGAATCTCAGCTTTGGCCAGGTCCTGGGAACGTTCGATAAGATCAAAACGACGTTCCTTGATCTGGGTTAATGGAATTTCGGGATTTGAACTGATTTCAAACAAGGGGAAGATCACACGACGAGGTTTCTGAATAGCCAGAATGTTCTGACCTTCTTCACCTACGACGTAAGCTGTGACATTTGCATCCTTGTCATAAACAGGTAGTGCGCCATCAGGAAGTTGTTCTACCAAGAAGGTCTTACGACCGACTGAGGTATAATCTCTTCTCAGACGCAGAGGCTGAGTCATTGACGCAGCTAGTTTTGCTCTACCACCGGCAGTCTTGATATATTCACCGATAATTTGCTGTTTGACTTCATTACTAATTTCAGCCATTATGACTCACCTCCTTATATTCTCATTTGTAACATCATGTAAGCATCAGAACTGCTTGGGGCTTTCAATACGATACCAATAATGGTGTGTATTCCCCAGGTAGCGTCCGTAGCCATACCTGACGTGTTGGTTAAAATTCCATTCTGAGAAGCATAAAGCAGGTCACCATATGTATAAGTAACGGCTGCTGTGCCATCAGTTTGTTTTGTCTCATAGATGTCGGTACTTAAAACTGTACCTGAACCATGCATATAGACGACTTTTCCACTACCTACGGCAGAACTTGCCTCATACGGATTGCCCACAGCGTCATTCACAGCTATACCGACAGCTTTGTCAGCATTCGTGGTGTCGCCAGCACAAGGTCCGATTTGTTGGTCACCAACCGTAGCAACAACACTACCTGCAAGAATACCCTTGTTGGTATTAGTGGTCAGGCGAGTATTGTTCTTCTTCTGATCATTTCCCACGCGGTTATCCTGTGTCAGCCCGACCGTAGTAATAGCCCCATAGGTATTATAGGTCTGGCGGTACAGAGTTTCACAGTGGGAATTTGGAACCGGAAGATTGGAACCCATTCGTGTTACCTCCTTGAATAATTAGTTATTTATAACTTCAGTCCAAATGAATTGGATTGAGTCCGTTTATTTAAAAGCTTCAGAAACATCAGGTGGCGTGCTGCTTTTCCACAGACTGTTCAGGTCACTGTCACCGTTACTGGCCTGTTTCACAATTCCACTGAGTTTCTTTGCACCAATTTTTGTTTCTTCACTTGCGAAAAGAGAATCAAGAAGATCAACTTCTTCTTCATCAGCCTTTTTCTTTTTGGCCTCTACTTCTTCCTCAGGCTCTTCTTTTTCTTCCTCAGGCTCTTCTTTTTCTTCTTTCTTAGCTTTCTTAGCCTCTACTTCTTCCTCAGGCTCTTCTTTTTCTTCTTTCTTGGCTTTCTTAGCCTCTACTTCTTCCTCAGGCTCTTCTTTTTCTTCTGTCTTGGCTTTCTTAGCCTCTACTTCTTCCTCAGGCTCTTCTTTTTCTTCTTTCTTGGCTTTCTTAGCCTCTACTTCTTCCTCAGGCTCTTCTTTTTCTTCTTTCTTGGCTTTCTTAGCCTCTACTT